GTAGTCAGCCTAATGTTCATGGTGGGGCTATGTGGGCTAGAATGCCTATAACAGCTTTGGTTGGGGACATCCCATTAGAGAAGTGGCCTGAAAGGATGGCTACACATTTAGCTCAGCCTTGGGATTGTAATAGTTACAATCATTCTATTTTAAAGATAGAGAGAGCACAGCCTTCTCCTTGGCGTTGTAAGATAAATAATGAATTTTATACAGGACGATATTTGTTTACAGTGGACTATGCCGAAAGTGAAGTGGCAGAAGACCCGGCCCAACATAAACAAAGTCATGTCTTGATGTTAACAGATGCTGGTGAGTGGACAGGAAATATTGTAGCTTTGCCTAATAATAGGGTGAGGGTTACTAGTCCAGCATATTGGGTGTTGGGAGAAGGAGCACCTGATTTCAGACCTAGTCAATGGATTCATTGTGCGGAACAAGATGATTCGTATATGGATGCCGCTGTAACTTTTAATAACCTATATAAGGAGTAAGTGAAATGATGAAAGCAAAGATGATGGCTGCTGGTGGTATGAGCAAAAAAGGATATGCTGCTGGTGGCATGGCTAAAAAGGGATATGCTGCTGGTGGTATGCCTATGGTTGAAAAAGCTGGTGCTATGGTTCCTGCTTTTGCTGCTGACGGTAAGGGTAAGATGGCTAAGGGTGGTGCTGTAATGAAAAAGAAGCCCGTGGTTAAAAAGAAATGATGAAGCCAGAGAATAAGCAAACCAAGAAAATTGCTGCTGTGATGAAAGAGTTTAAACAAAAAGCTCTTCACAGTGGCAAAGGTGGCAAGGTGGTTAAGAACCCAAAGCAAGCCATTGCCATTGCTCTGTCTGAAGCATCTAAGATGAAGAAGAAATAATTTATGCCTTTAAAAGAAGTTACTAAATTTAGGACAGAGGGTATCAATGTCACTGCCACCAGTGCAGATGCCAGTGCTCAATTGTTATATATTTGCCCTCCTAATTTTTCTGCGCTAGTAACTTTTTTACATATCTCTTCTGGAAACTCGGCAAATAAGAAAATATCTGTTCAGTTTTATCACGAAGAAACCGCAATATATCGTTACTTGCTACGTGAGTATGTAATGGGGGCAAATGATTCATATAACATAGTAACATCATCTTCTTTGTCTTTACATCAAAATGATAAGATTGTTTGTTTTACAGACACCACTACCAACTTTGATATTTTTGTTTCTATAGAAGAATATTTTGATCCTGTTAGATAATGTCGTTGATTACCTCAGAAGTAACTTAGGAGAACAATATGTTCATCATTGAATTTATGATTTGTCTATCTGTACAAGATTGCACCCTTTTGGTAGATGTTCCTAGATCAATGCATAGAACAAAGGAAGATTGTTTAAAAGTGGCCTACATTAAATCCTTAGAGCTTGCTGACCTTAACAGACAATTCAATCCAGAAGTAAATTTTAGATGTGTAGAAACATCTAGCAAAGATAAGGAAATTTAAATATGGCTAAAGAACTAACAGATCAACACAAGAAGTTTCTTGAAGTGTTATTCACAGAAGCACACGGAGACATCACCACAGCTAAGAACTTGGCTGGCTTCTCTCGTGGCTACAGCACAAGACTTCTTACAAACTATCTCAAAGAAGAAATCATTGAAGCCACCCAACTCTACATTGCTATGAATGCTCCAAGAGCAGCAATGGCCGTTGTAGGTGGTATTAACCTACCCACTGAGCTAGGCATCAAAGACAAGCTTAGTGCTGCTAAAGACCTGCTAGACAGGGCTGGCTTTGTTAAAACGGATAAGGTGCAGGTTGAGGCTTCTGGCGGTGTGATGATTTTACCCGCCAAGGAAAAGAATGTAGATGACTGACAGGGGAATAGGCAAGTGGATATTGCCACAGCCTGATATTAAAAAGAAGAAATATATAGACATTCCAAAACTTGGGCGTACAATACCATTTGGTTATGAGGCGAGTGATCAAGAAGGATGGCTCTCTCCTATTCCTGTACAACTTGAAGCGTTAGAAAAAGCTAAGAAATATTTGAGGCAGTATAGTTTAACTAAAGTGGCTGCTTGGCTTTCAACAACGACAGGTAGATACATAGACCCTTCCTCTTTGGAATTTAGAATAAAGAATGAACAATCGCATAAAAGAAGATCTTCAACATATCGTCTCCTCGCCAAACGGTACAAAGAAGCCCTTGAGAAAGCGGAGAAGTACGAAAGAAGAGTTGGCTGCACAGAAGACAGCTACTTCGCAACAGAACACTACAGAGAAATTAGAGATAGTTTCTACAAAATTGAAAAGTGAAGAAGAGCATCAGAATGTAATTTTTAAACCTAATGCAGGGCCACAGTCAATTTTCTTGGCCTCATCAGAAAGGGAAGTGTTATATGGAGGGGCTGCTGGTGGTGGTAAAAGTTATGCCATGCTTGCAGATCCTCTTAGATATTTAGGACATCCACAATTTTCAGGGCTTTTGTTGCGTCACACCACAGAAGAACTTAGAGAACTTATTTGGAAAAGCCAAGAAATATATCCAAAGATATATCCAAATATTAAGTGGAGTGAGAGAAAGATGCAATGGCAAGCTCCTAGTGGAGCTAGATTGTGGATGTCTTATCTGGATAGAGATGAAGATGTGTTGAGATATCAGGGTTTGGCTTTTAGCTGGATTGGTTTTGATGAATTGACACAGTGGCATACACCGTTTGCGTGGAACTATATGCGTTCTCGCTTGCGTACACCTGCTGCTGACCTGCCAATTTTCATGAGAGCCACCACCAACCCCGGAGGGCCGGGACATGCTTGGGTTAAGAAGATGTTTATTGACCCTTCACCAGCAGGAAAGTCGTTCTGGGCCACTGATGTAGACACTGGACAGGTGCTGTCATACCCAAAAGGGCACAGCAGAGAGGGGCAACCACTGTTTAAGCGGCGTTTCATACCCGCTATGTTGGCAGACAACCCCTATTTGGCTGAGGGTGGTGACTATGAAACCATGCTTTTGTCCTTGCCTGAGCATCAACGCAAGCAATTGCTTGAAGGAAATTGGGATGTAGCAGAAGGAGCAGCGTTTCCTGAGTTTAACAGGGCTGTTCATGTGGTAGATAGCTTTGATATCCCCAAAAGTTGGGCTAAATTCAGGGCTTGTGACTACGGCTACGGTAGTTTTAGTGCTGTTGTGTGGTTTGCTGTTACACCTAGTGAACAACTGGTGATATATAGAGAGCTTTATGTCAGCAAAGTGCTGGCAAAAGACCTAGCCCACATGATATTGAGGGCTGAAGAGAACGATGGTGGTATTAGATATGGTGTTTTGGACAGTAGCTGTTGGCATAAGCGTGGAGATACAGGCCCTTCGCTAGCAGAACAGATGATTATGGAAGGTTGTCGCTGGAGACCAGCAGATAGAAGTGCTGGTAGTAGGGTGTCAGGTAAGAATGAGTTGCATAGAAGACTTCAAGCTGACCCATTTACAGAACAACCAAGAATGGTTATAACAAGCAACTGCACAAACACTATTGCTCAGCTTCCCATCATTCAACTGGACAAGAGAAAGCCAGAAGATGTTGATACGAAGGGCGAAGACCACTTGTATGACGCTATTAGGTATGGAGTGATGAGTAGACCTCGTAGTAGTGTGTTTGATTACAATCCAGCCTCTTCTAAAACCTCTGGAATTAGAATTGCTGACCCATTATTTGGCTATTAAGGAACAATATGGAAAAGAATAAACCAATGCTTGGAGATAAAACTCTAGCTTTAGATGATGTAAAGAATAAAGAAGATGAGGATGTCACTGGCGGTGGTTTGATTTCGTATATGGAAGAAAGATATACAAGATCAGAAGAAAGCAGACGAGCAGACGAAAGTCGTTGGCTTCGTGCGTATAGAAACTACAGAGGCATCTATGGCCCTGATGTTCAATTCACTGATACAGAAAAGTCTCGTGTCTTTATCAAGGTGACCAAGACTAAAACACTGGCTGCTTACAGCCAAATCACTGAAGTATTGTTCTCTAATAATAAGTTTCCCTTGAGTGTAGACCCCACCACATTGCCTGATGGTGTTGTGGCTGATGTTCATTCCGATCCTAAAGAAGCTCCTGCTGGTGGTGAAGCATCTCCTCCAATGCCCACTGAAATTCCTTTTGGTGAAACAAGTGGAAACATTCCAAAGGGCTTTGACTTGGATGTATTGGAACAAATGTTGGGATCTATGAAAGACGATCTCAAAGACTTGCCCAACTTGAAAGAAGGCCCCGGTGTCACTCCTTCTTCCATCACCTTTAGCCCTGCAACTGTAGCAGCTAAGAAGATGGAGAAGAAAATTTATGACCAGCTAGAAGAAACAGGAGCGTCTAAGCATTTGCGTTCCACTGCTTTTGAGATGGCCTTGTTTGGTACAGGTGTGATGAAAGGGCCTTTTGCTGTTAATAAAGAATATGCAAATTGGGCTGAGAACGGTGAGTATAAGCCATTGATTAAAACTGTGCCAGAGGCTTCACACGTTTCTATCTGGAACTTCTATTGGGATCCTGATGCAACTAACACTGATGAGTGTCAGTATGTGATTGAGCGCCACAAGATGAGCCGCACTCAGCTTCGTGCTTTGAAGAAGCGTCCCTATTTCAGATCTAATGTCATTGATCAAATCATTGCTGAGGGTGAAACCTATTCCAAGAAATATTGGGAAGACGATCTCAGAGACTACACACCCAACTTTGGTGTTGAGCGTTTTGAAGTGTTGGAATATTGGGGCAACGTAGACATTGAGTTGCTTGAAGAAAACGACATTGTTATTCCTGAGGACATGATGGAAGCTGGAGAACTCCAAGCTAACATTTGGTTCTGTAATGGAAAGATTTTGAGACTTGTTCTCAATCCGTTTAAGCCAGCAAAGATTCCGTATTATGCTGTGCCATATGAACTAAACCCCTACTCTCTAGCTGGTGTAGGTATCGCCGAAAACATGGATGATACCCAAACCTTAATGAATGGTTTTATGCGTATGTCAGTGGATAATGCTGTTCTTTCTGGCAACCTTGTATTTGAAGTTGATGAAACCAATCTTGTTCCGGGTCAAGACCTTTCTGTTTATCCCGGCAAAGTGTTTAGAAGACAGGGTGGAGCACCGGGTCAAGCGTTGTTTGGTACAAAGTTTCCCAATGTTTCACAAGAAAATCTACAACTGTTTGACAAAGCAAGACAGCTAGCAGATGAGTCTACAGGACTTCCTTCATTCTCATACGGACAGACAGGTGTATCTGGTGTAGGCCGTACAGCAAGCGGTATTAGCATGTTGATGAATGCAGCTAGTGGTAGCATTAAAACTGTCATTAAAAATCTGGATGACTATTTGCTTGGCCCTATCGGTAAAGCTTTCTTCAACTTCAACATGCAATTTGATTTTGATCCAGAAATCAAAGGTGACTTGGAAGTTAATGCCAGAGGCACTGAAAGCTTGATGGCTAACGAAGTGAGAAGCCAGCGTCTGATGCAGTTTTTACAAATTGCAAGCCAGCCTTCGCTCATGCCCTTTGCTAAGTTTCCATACATCATTAGAGAAATCGCAAAGAGCATGGACTTAGACCCTGACAAGGTGACTAATAACATGGATGAAGCTATGCGTCAAGCCATCTTGATGCAACAGAATTCTCCAGCGGCTCCTCCTGCTGCTGCTGGTCAGCCTCCACAAGGTGTGGCAGGGCCACCCGGAGTGGCTGATATGACTGGCGGTGGTGGTGGTAATATTGGAGTGGGAACACCTCCTACACCACAAGAACAAGGATTTAGTGGAAATGTCGAACAAGCCCCACCTATCTAAAATAAAAGCGTTTGTTAATAACAATAATCAATGGGACGCTTTTTTAGAAACTCTTGAATATGAAATAAGTTGTTGCCATAAAAAGCTAGAACAATCAAAAGATATTCAAGATATTTATCAAACGCAGGGAGCCATTTCTGCTTTACGCAGATTGAAATATTTAAAGGACGAAGTAAATGTACAACAATAAATTTCTAGCTGAAGGTGGTATGCCTGACGAGAGCGGCACAATAGATCCTGTGAGCGGTAATAAAGTTCCTCCGGGTGCTATGCAAGAAGAAGTGAGAGATGATATTAGTGCAAAGCTTAGCGAAGGAGAGTTTGTTTTCTCTGCTGATGTTGTGCGTTATATTGGTCTTGAACGTCTAATGAATATTAGAGACTTGGCTAAGCGTGGCTTGCAGAAAATGACTGAGCAAGGACAGATGGGTAATGCCGATGAAGTGGCTAATCCAGAAGCTCCACACGGGGACGAGTTTGCTAAGAATGTAGATAAGATTATGTCTGAACTTCCTGAGGAAGAAGAAGAAGCTTCTGAAACTGAAATGGCTTTGGGTGGTATGGCTACAGATCAAACACAGTTTCAAGCACCACCTCCCGCTGGCTCTATTACTGATCAACAAGTGATGAATAACATTGCTCCGTACATTGTTGCTGAACAAGCTGCTAGAACACAGCCCCCAGAACAAGGTGCTAAAACAGGCTTAATGGCGAAGAAAAAAGTGTGATATACTGAACATATCGGAACCAGAGGTGGGCTGGTCGATACTTATAAAACCCACCATTATTGGCTACCTATCTCCCCGCACAGGCGGCAACAGCTAGCCCCAACTTATAGAGGTATTTATGACAGACGTTGTTTTGGAACAGAAACAAGAAGTGAAAGCTTATTCTCCTTTTGGTAAACGTAACGCCAACAATGAGAAGATTGAGCAAGAAGAAGCAGAGCTTAAAGAACTGCAAGAAGAGAACAGATCAGAGAAGAAACAAGAAGACGATGACTCTAAGTTGTCGGCAGAGGAAAAGACGTTTAAGAAGCGTTATGGTGATCTGCGTAGACATTCCCAACAGCAGCAGACACAGCTTCAAACTCAGATTGATGAGTTGAAAAACCAGCTTCAAAAGAGTACAAGCAACCAGATTAAACTGCCAAAGTCAGAAGAAGAACTTGCTGCTTGGGCTGAGCAATACCCAGACGTAGCAAAGATTGTTGAATCCATTGCTATGAAGAAAGCAAAAGAACAGTCTGAGTCTATTGAGCAACGCTTGCGTTCTTTGGATGAACGAGAGATGGAGACTGCTAGAGACAAGGCTGAATCAGAATTGTTGCGTCTGCACCCAGACTTTGACAAGATTCGGGACACAGATGACTTCCATGATTGGGTAGAAGACCAACCAAAATGGGTACAACAAGCTTTGTATGAAAACGACACCGATGCTAAAGCTGCTGCTAGAGCAATTGATTTGTACAAAGTAGACAAGAATATTACTAAAAGTAGAACTAAAGAATCTAGTAAGGATGCTGCACAAAGCGTTGGAACTAGAGGAAGTAGATCATCTCCGTCTAATGTAGACACAGATGGACTTGTCTATGAATCTTCTGTGAATCAAATGAATTCACACGAATACGAAGCCAATCAAGAAGCTATTTCTAAAGCTATTAAGTCTGGCAAGTTCGTATACGACATCAGCGGCAACGCTCGATAACTTGATTTATACGTCAACAATCACTATTTTATAGAAGATTGTTGACAAATAAATCAAGTGTGCTATAACTTTAAACACGGCTACTTCGGTAGCCAGTTTCCTTAAGCCGTTATTTGCTATAACCACCTTAAGCAAACAAGCAATCTGTAACGCAAAGCAAGTAAACTGTCAGAATTACCTGTAAGTTTATTAGCCTGTTTTAGTAGCGAGGGCACTTGTTACTATTACACACCTAATAATGTCAGCCTCTGTAGTTGTGTGAGCGTATTTAATTATATGCCCTATCAATATCTTAGGAGGATACATCATGGCATTCCCAAAAGCTGCTGGCTATAACAACTTACCCAATGGTAATTTTAGTCCAGTCATTTATTCCAAGCAGGTTCAACTTGCTTTCCGTAAGTCTTCTACTGTAGAAGCTATCACTAACAGCGACTATTTTGGCGAAATTGCCAACATGGGCGACTCTGTTAAAATCATCAAAGAGCCTGAAGTTTCTGTTCAGTCTTATGCTCGTGGCACACAAATCACTGCACAAGACCTGAATGACGAAGACTTCACCCTTGTTGTTGATCAGGCTAACTATTACGCCTTCAAGATTGATGACATCGAAACTGCTCATTCCCATGTGAACTTCATGCAAATGGCTTCTGATCGTGCAGCTTATCGCTTGCGTGACCAGTATGACCAAGATGTGTTGGGTTACTTGTCTGGCTATCAACAGTCTGCCAAGCACACCCAAGCTGGCACTGCTCGTACCACTTTCCCCGGTACTAAAGCTTTGACAGAAGCTGGTTCTAACGAACTGTTGGCTAGCATGCAGTTGAAAAAAGGCGACTTCGGCAACATCACCACCTCTTCTGCTGGTGATCACTCCATCCCAATCGCTGCTCGTTTGCCCGGCGCTACCGCCCTGCCTACCGCTACAGCTTCTCCTTTGATGGTGATTGCTCGTATGGGTCGCTTGTTGGATCAACAGTTTGTTGACACCAATGGTCGTTGGTTGGTGGTTGATCCCGTCTTCATCGAAATGTTGAAAGACGAAGACAGCCGTTTGTTGAACAGCGATTTTGGTGGCTCTGGCTTGCAAAATGGTTTGATCATCAACAACCTGCATGGTTTCAAGATCTATGTGTCTAACAACCTGCCTAAGGTTGGTACTGGCGCAGGTACTACTGGTACTGCCAACCAGAACACCAACTTCGGTGTGATCGTTGCTGGTCATGATTCTGCTGTGGCAACCGCTCAGCAAATCACCAAGACAGAAACCTATCGTGACCCAGATAGCTTTGCTGACATCGTGCGTGGTATGCACCTCTATGGTCGCAAGATTTTGCGTCCAGAAGGTATCGTCACTGCTAAATATAACGCTGCTTAAGGAGAACATAAATGGCTACTGTTGACGTTTCAAGTGGTATTAATGCCGCTACCCATCCAAGTGGTGCTCTCCGTAGCGCACCTTATGTAGTTGAGGCAACTCTCAACTTTGCTACTGCCACCACAACCAAAGGCTCTGCTCTTGCAGCAGCCGATGTGTTGGAAGTGTTGGACATTCCTGCTGAGACTTTGATTCTCAACGCTGGCTACGAAGTCACTGCCACCATCACTGGTGATGTGACCTTGGACGTTGGTATTACAGGTGTGGATGCCGATGTCTTCGTTGATGGCGCTACTCTTGCTGCTGCCACTGCTGTTGGTACTTACGCTCAAAACGCTGCTGCTTTCCAGCCTGTCGTTATTGGCTCTAGTGCTGACACCTTGGACGTTCTCATCGCAACTTCTACCACAGCAGTGTCTGCTGGTACTATTCGTGTATGGGCCGTCTTGGTTGACCTGAATGGTCGTGTTGGCCCTGCCTCTGTAGACCGTGAACAATTGGCTTAATAGCTAATTAAACCAAGGGGCAGCTTCCATAAGAGGTTGCCCCTTTTTTTGTTTATAACGAAAGAATTGTAATATGGCTATTACTTCTGCCCTTTGCACAAGCTTTAAAAAAGAACTCCTAGAAAGAAAGCATGACTTCAATGCTACCTCTGGGCACTCCTTTAAAATTGCTTTGTATACTTCTTCTGCATCACTTGATGCAGCCACTACAGATTATTCAACGTCCAACGAGGTTGTAGGCACTGGCTATACTGCTGGTGGTACAGCACTAACAAACATTGATCCAACATCTAGCGGCACTACAGCCTTTGTAGACTTTGCTGATGCTACATGGCCTAGCGCCACCATCACTGCTGCTGGTGCTCTCATTTATAACACCACCACTGACGGTGGATCATCTACTACCAATGCTGTAGCTGTCATCTCTTTTGGTGGAGACAAGACATCTACCAATGGTGATTTTGTCGTTAGTATGCCTACCGCCGATGCTAATAATGCTATCATTCGATTAGCATGAAAATTTGTCGACTTTGTAATACTGAGAAGCCACTATCTCTCTTTTACATTAGAGGAGAGAAGAACAGTGTTCCTGTTTACAGAGGCGAATGCAAACAATGTACTATTCTGAAAACAAAAACAAACTACTTTGCAGATGTAGAAAAGAACAGAGAGTATCATCGGTTGTATCATTCTGTAAAGTTAGCTGCTGATCCTGATTATAATAAAAGATATTATAAAGAGAATAAAGACCGTATTAGTCAACTCAATAGCGAAAGTTACTATCGCAATTCTGACAAACGAAAAGCTAAAGTAGCTGAATGGTCTGGTAAAAATCGAGGAAAATCTAACTCAATTAAGAAGGCGTACAAGGAATCAAAATCAAAGGCATTGCTTTCTTGGGTCGCAGATGATAAAGAGTTTATGTGGATGATTGACGAGTGTTATGCACTTGCAGCTCTTCGTTCTAAAATTACTGGTGTATCGTGGCATGTAGATCACATTGTTCCGTTAAGAGGTAAAAACGTATGCGGGTTACATGCTCCGTGGAATTTACAGGTTATAACTGGTCGTGAAAATTGCATCAAAAGTAACAAGTTTGCTTAAGGAGTCGTAGATGGCTACAACTGTACGCTCTGGTGCTATATACGGCATAGGTGTCTATGGTGTAGATAGGTATGGTAAGAGTAATGTTACCTATACTCCAGATGGTATTCAAGCTGTTGCTACAAGCGATAGTGGTGTTGTAATAATCGGTGATGCCAATCACGTAGTTGTTAGTTTAGTATCTCCTGCTGCTATTGGTAGTGTTGGTGTTGTTGGTGTAGCTGTAACTAGTGTAGTTGGTGTATCAGCCACTAGTAGTGTTGGTACTAATTTTACATTCAGCTTAGGTTGTAGATTTACACCCTCAGGAGTGGCCTCTACAGGCTCTGTAGGCAGCGTAATTGTCTTGGCTAAGGCCACGATATTACCAACGGGAACTGTCTCTTCTACCGCTGTTGGTAGCGTTTCTGTAAGTGGAAGTGCAACAACTCCTCTAGTAGGAAGCGAAGCCACCACAGCTATAGGCACTGTAGACGTAAGAAGTATTAATAGAATACCTGTTGATGGTATTGAAGCAACAGGTAGTGTAGGTAGTTTAGCTGTTGTTGCTAAAGCCAACACTAGTATTATTGGATATGTAGCAACTGCTAGTTTAGGCATTGTTGAAGCAACAGCACAAAGTGTTTATGCTACAACTGGTGTGTTTGCTACAGGAAGTGTTGGTAGTGTTTCTATATTTGAGAACGCACAGCCCACTTTTAATGGTGTATTTGCAACAGGAAATATTGGTAGTGTTACAATTACCGCTGTTGTATTTAATTATAATGCTGTTGCAGCCTTATATGATAGAAACAGAACAGTGTATGTGGAAGCTCGTTCCACTACCAAAGAACGTACAGTGATGGTGATGAAAGATAATAGAACTGTTTATATTGAAGGAAGGTCTACAACAGCTACACGAACATCTAGTGTAGAAGAACTCCCAAGAAAAGTATATACATATAGAAAACCTTCTTCATCAGACAGAAGTGTATTAGTGGCTTAAGGAATAATATGTCATTTAGATGGCCTAATAAAGACCCAGATGAAACTCTAGACTACAGTGTTGATTGGTCTAGGTGGCTTAACGGCGCTACCATTTCCACTGTTGTTTGGTACGTAGATGATAGTGCTGGAGCTAAAACAGCACTGACAGCAGGTAGCACTGTCAATGGTTTACAAAATGTTGCTCAAACTATTAGTAATGGAGTGGCTACAATTAATTTAGGCTTAGGCACTAACAACACTGAATATAAAATATATTGTAATATATCTGATAGCAGTGGAAATGTAGCTGAGCGGGTAGTTAGATTGAGAATTAAGGAACAATAATGGCATATAATTTTCTTGATTTAGTCAATGAAGTGAATAGAAGACTTAATGAAGTTGAGCTTACTTCTAGTAATTTCTCATCTGCTGTAGGCTTCTATGCCCATAATAAAGATGCAGTGAATGCTGCTATTAGAGACATCAACCACATCCACCATGAGTGGCCTTTCAATCATGTGTTGGCAGAAGAAACATTGACAGCAGGAACCATTCGTTATGCGTTCCCCACTGATGCCAACACCATCGACTTTGATACTTTTCGTATTGAAGAGAACACAACCTTTAACAACAAAACACAGAAGCTAACTATTCTTGCGTATGAAGACTACTTGTCTAGATACATTGATCAAGAATATACAACAGACACAAGTAAGAGAGATGTTCCTTCTTTTGTGTTTCATGCTCCTAGCTTAGAGTTTGGTGTTGTTCCTGCTCCTAAAGAAGCATACACTGTCTATTATGAATACTACAGAATACCTGTAGATTTGTCTTCATATACAGATGTTCCTTCTATCCCAGAAAGATTTAGACATGTAATTATTGATGGTGCTATGCACTATGCTTATTTGTTTAGAAGCAATGAGCAAGCAGCTACTTTGGCTAAAGGTAAATTTGAAGAAGGTGTG